GTGAAACTTAACGCCCGGCAGGTGGAGGCCGCTAAACCTAAAGATAAGCCTTACAAGCTGGCTGATGGTGGCGGTCTGTATCTCCTTATCAAACCTAATGGCGGCAAATACTGGCGGCTCAAATATCGTGTAGCCGGCAAAGAGAAGCTGTTAGCTCTGGGTGTCTATCCTGAAGTCACATTGGCCGATGCTCGGGCAAAACGTGAAGAAGCGAAAAGGGGTATCGCTGGGGGTATCGATCCTATGGAAGCGAAACGGGAGGAGAAGATTGCCCGTGAAATTCAGCTAAACAACACCTTCAAAGATATTGCCCTTGAATGGCACAGCAGCAAACTAAAAAAATGGTCTGCTGGTTATGCTTCAGACATCCTCGAAGCCTTCAATAAAGATGTGTTCCCATACATTGGCAAAAAACCAATAGCCGAAATCAAACCGCTTGAACTGTTGAATGTGCTGCGGCGCATTGAGGGGCGCGGCGCTACCGAAAAGGCAAGAAAAGTTAGGCAGCGCTGTGGGGAAGTTTTCCGTTACGCAATAGTCACCGGTCGAGCTGAGTATAACCCCGCCCCGGATCTCACCAGCGCGATGCAAGGGCACGAGTCCAATCATTTTCCTTTCCTCACACCTAAAGAATTGCCTGATTTCTTCAATGCGTTGTCAGGATATTCAGGAAGCGAGTTAGTAGTTTTGGCTGCTCGTCTGCTGATTATCACCGGATTGCGTCCCGGCGAACTCCGTGGGGCATTTTGGGATGAAATCAATATCAGTAAGGCGGTCTGGGAAATACCCGCCTCACGCATGAAAATGCGTCGCCCTCATGTGGTGCCGTTGTCCAGGCAAGCTCTTACGCTTATTGGTCAGATCCAAGAGCTAACAGGCAATTACCCGCTTGTGTTCCCAGGCCGTAACGATCCGCGGAAAACAATGAGTGAAGCCAGCATAAACCAAGTCTTCAAGCGGATTGGCTATAACGGAAAAGTCACCGGGCACGGTTTCCGGCACACCATGAGTACCATCCTGCACGAACAGGGCTACAACACCGCGTGGATTGAAACGCAACTGGCACACGTCGACAAAAACTCTATACGAGGAACGTACAACCACGCCCAGTATCTGGATGGCCGCCGCGAAATGCTCCAGTGGTATGCCGACTATATGGAGGCGTTGGAAAACGGCGAAAATGTAGTGCACGGAACGTTTGGGAAAAGCGCTTAACTGTATGTATAGACAGTGCTAATTGACAGTAGTAGACTTCTGTAGACTATCGTTAGCAGGAAGCTTTTATGCGAGAAAACATCCTCAACATGCCCCATCATCTTCGCCGACAACGTGTGGTCACTGCTGAACAGGCTGCAATGGCTATGGCCGGTGTGTATCGTTTTGCATGCTTAAGAGAATTTGATAAAAGTTATGACCCCGAAAGATACAACATGGCTTGTAGCTATTTTCGTATCATTCAAGCGGCTCTTAACAAAGAGCTAAGCCCGAAAACTGTTTGGACTGATATCGGCGGTAATTTTGTCAACGCTGAGTTTTACGCTGAAGATATTTGGTCCTGGGCAATCAAAGAGCTATCTGCTGAAGATGTATGGTATGGCTGTGAGGAAGAAAATGCAGCTCATGCTAATGAACATGTTCCTGGGGTATGGGGCGAGTTCGCTGGCAAAGACACTGCTTTGAAATTGATCGCTGGTATGGCGATTGCGCTTGAAAAAGCGGGTGGAAAATATGTTCGCGGTAAGAAATTGAACAAATCCGAAGTTGCCAGAAGTGCCTCAAGAATCATATTGGAGCATGGCGATGGCATCGATGTGACTGATAAGGCATTGACTATGCTAATTGATGAAGCTCTGAACACGTACGCTTCCAAATAGCCCGTAAGGATTTCCAAAAAGACGATCTACAGGTTCTAAAACTTCTGGCCGTACTTCTGTTTCCGTGGAAGAGCTGCTTCCAACTGATTTACTGTGACTTCCACAACTACCCTCTTGTTTTTGCTGAAATATACCTCGTAGACCACATTAGACTTCGAGAGGTATATATGTCCCAATCCCTTATCCGCTTACCTGAAGTTCAGCGTAGAACCGGCTATAGCAAGGCTTGGATCTATCGACTCATGGCTGAGCAACGTTTCCCCTCATCCATAAAAATTGGTTCTCGAGCAATTGCTTTCATTGAAAGCGAAATTGATGAATGGATTAGTGAGCGCATTGAATCGTCACGCAGCCAAACGAACTGAGATTCCGTGAGCTGAGATAATTTGCGAGAGTTTGCACTTCAGATCTCGCAGAATAAGTTCGTCGCGACAGCTCACTAAAAAATTCAAAAAGGTTAATGCCATGAAGAACAATTATGCCCGTCTGGGGCAGGGCTTCGCTCACCCTAAAAACTCCTTGCCTTGTTATTCAACTGAAGGGTATGCTTTAAAAGCACCAGCAAAATCTGGTGTCAGGATTGGCGTCCTGAATGACTGTATGGCGACACATGACGCGCCAAGCGTCTTTTTTTGTGCCGTTGATCCGTCTCACCTATTTTCACGCGTTGTGGTTCAAAACCGCTCTGCTAGCAAAATTATGGTGGGCTGGGTGGGGGCGGAGAAATCCGCGCCGGAGTCCATACAGTCCGGTTACGCCAACCCTGCTCAGTCCACCACCAGTGAAATTGGCGTTTCCGGTGGTGGTTATCTAGACCACTGTATGGAGGCTGCCACATGGCTACTACCCCAACCCAAAAACTGCCCAAATTCACCTGGCTTTTCCTCGGTACGCCGAAAGGCCGGACCTGTACTCCCGTTGTTATCCGCATCGTTGCCGACAGTGAGCAAGAAGCCCGCGAGTTTTATTCCCGCTGGGATCTTATCTTTGCCGCCAAAATTCGCTCTGAATGTTCGCTTTATCAATACAGTAGCGGCGCGTTTGAACTGGATGTTGCGAAACTGGGAGGTAGCCATGTTTAACCTCCAGACCCTGACAGCTAAAGCCCGCGAGCTGCGCGGCAACGTGGTAAAAGCCACTACCACGAAAGGCACCCGCACCATGACCCCCGTTTACGAACGGGAAGAGCAGCGCAAACTGCGCGAACGCATCCAGCAGACCCAGCCGGAGTGGGTTTTACTCTGGTGGGATATTGCGACCGTAACCGGCTGGCGTACCAGCGACGTGTGCAACTTCCGTTACTCCTGCATCAACTGGGAAACCGGCATTGCAACAATCATCGTGGCGAAGCAGACCAAAGCAGCGGAAGCCAGAGCGACCCGGAAGGGGATCGAGATTGTTCGCCAGCAGCGCAAGGACGCTGCCCGGCTTGCTGGCGATCACATTGGGTACATGCACTGGGATAGCGTGAGCTGCGACGAGCTGGCCGCCGGCATGACGGAAGAAGAACAGGCGATTGTGTTTGAGCTGGTGGCAAAGGCTGAAGTGAAGCACGACACCAAACAGCTGCCGCCGGGCATCATCAAACGACTGCGCGAACGCATGGAGCGCAATCTTATCGGTGACGACCTGGTATTTTCCCGCAGCCAGATTGAAAGTAACCGTTGCCAGTCTCTGGAAGGTAGCGTTAGCCGTCAGACGATCTGGAAGAAACTGCACAACGTCATGGTGTGGTTTACCCGCGTAGTAAACACGCGTCTGCGCCTGAGCGCCTATTCCAGCCGCAAAATTGCCGCCTTTAATCTCATGTCCGCCGGCGGCGAACAGGGCTTGCTGGTCGCCTCTGAAATGCTCGGACACAGTAACCCGGCAATCACCCGGACTTATCTCCAGCTGGGGAGCAAGGCCGCGGCTATCCAGACACGCCTCGCTATGGAGGTGAATGCATGACAAAGCCAACTCAAAACGAATCCATTGCCATGCTGACGACCAGCGCAGGCCAGGCGCTTGAATACAGCCGTCAGGCGCTTGCCGTTCTCGATATGTGGATAAACACCCTGGCGCCGGATGATGAAATGGAAAGCTTTCGTGTCGCGGCGGTTCACAGCCTGGTCAGTCAGGCATCGGAATATCTGGTGAAAGTCAGGGAGGTCAGACCATGACCGCTATTTATAATCTGGTGCGCTGTAGCGATGGCAAAACTGTATTCAGTTTTCCGGCCGGCGGCCGCTATCTGGTGGACACGTCGAACGGGTTGCAGTCGATGCGCCCCCTTATGGACGACGAGATCCTTTTCACGGTGGAGAGTGCCGCGCGCTTTCTGAAGAAGATTGGTTATCAGGTAATCCCGCCAGCGGCGTGAGGTAAAAAATATGACGATTAAAATTTCCGGCTTAGCTGCTGGTGGCCGCGCTCACCCTGAAATCAGGCCGGGCGATAAATGGAAGGACAGCCGGGGCAGCATCGTAATTATCGAAAGTTACCGATTCGACAGAGTGACATATTGCCGCGAGGGGTACAGCTCACCGTGTTTTTGCACGCCAGAAAGACTGGCGCGGGAATTTGAATTTATTTCTTCTGCGCCGGGCACCGGTGGAAGAGATATCGATCGAATTATGCGGGTGCAGGGCATCGAACGAATTCGGGTTATGCGGGAAATCATCAGGGAGCGAGGGAACAGAAAATGAAGAATGCACCAAACCTTAAAAAGCAACCGGCGGATCTCATGGAGGAGTCAATCATCTTTGCCGGCGCCGATGCCTGGACTTTCGCCAAAGCATGGCAGGAAATGAACCCGATTGGCGATACGGTGCCGCCGGTTGTGCTGGATAAAAAGCAGCTGGCAGAGCTGGAGAATATCCGCATTGTGGATGATGGCCGGCTCTATGCGCGGGTTTGCCGCGGCGGGCATCTGACCGAACGGCAGATAACCATTCTCGCGACAAAGCTGGCGGTGGCCGGCGTGGAGCGCGCGCAATTCTACTCTGAAGGTTATCAGCTTCTGGAGGACTGGACGCCGCAGCTGCCGCGCCTCAAAGCCGATGCGGAAGCCGGCAAAAGTATGGTGATCGGCAAACCGCTGACGGATGTAAACCTCCGCGACCTGGCTGATAACGAAAAGGCGCTCATACTGGCCGCGCGTTACACCGGCATTGCAATCAACGAAAACAGCGAGGGCGTGTACGTCTACCGCGCCGGCATTTGGGAGAAAACGTCTATGCTCGAGCTGAGCCGCGAAATGGTGGCTATCTACAACGAGAACAAAACCAACTTCAGCAAGCGCGCGATCAACAACGTTATCGACGCCCTGAAAATCGTTATCCCGGTGATGGGGGAGCCGCGGCGGAGCCTGATCCCCTTTGCAAACGGTGTCTACGATATGGAAACCGGCGTTTTCTCCGAACACAGCCAGGATAACTGGCTGACCAACCACAACGGCGTGACCTACACGCCGGCGGTGCCGGGCGAAAACCTCCGCGACCACGCGCCGAACTTCCATAAGTGGCTAAGTTACGCATCAGATAGAGACGCAATTAAGATGCAGCGCATCGCTGCAGCGCTGTTTATGGTGCTGGCGAACCGGTACGACTGGCAGCTGTTCCTCGAGATAACCGGTGAGGGCGGTAGCGGGAAAAGTGTCTTTACCCATATCGCTACGATGCTGGCCGGTGCGCATAACACCGCCAGCGGGAACATGGCGGCGCTCGACAGCGCGCGCGGGCGGGCGCAGTTCGTCGGGAAAAGCATGATAACGCTTCCTGATCAGCCCAAATATTCAGGAGAGGGTACCGGGATAAAAGCGATAACCGGCGGGGATGCCGTGGAGATCGACCCGAAACACGAGCACCAGTACACCGCCGTTTTGCGGGCGGTGGTTGTGGCCACGAACAACACGCCGATGATTTTCACCGAACGTGCCGGCGGCGTTTCCCGGCGACGCGTAATTTTCCAGTTTAACCGGCGCGTCAGCGAGGAGGATAAAGATCCCGACCTGGCAGAAAAGATATCCGCTGAAATTCCGGTGGTGGTTCGTCGGCTGCTGGCGAACTTTGCGAACCCGGAAAAAGCGCGGGCGCTGCTGCTGGAGCAACGGAACAGCGAAGAAGCACTGGAGGTGAAGCAGAAAACGGATCCGCTTTATGCCTTCTGCGCGCATCTTGAGCGGCTGGCTGATTGTGCGGGAATGATGGTAGGAAACCGCAATCCGCCTCACTATCCGCGAATTTATCTCTATCACGCTTACCTGGCATTCCTGGAGGCCAACGGTTTCGACAAGCCGCTGACGCTGAATAAATTCGCAGAGGGGATGGAAAGCGCGATGAGGGAGTTTAATCACGAGTACCGTAAGGAACGGAGAGCCCGTGGCATGGTGACCAACGTTGAACTTTCAGAGAGTGCGGAAGACTGGTTACCTCAGACGCATCCTGTAGCCGGTCATAAAGAATGAAGTTCAGATAAATATGGAGAAAGGTATACATGGTATACATCGAGAGAATAATTTATATATAAATCAGTGAAATAAACCATGTATACCTTGTTTTCAGGTATACACAGGGTGTACATGGTGTTCATTCTCTCATTAACCATCTGATCGTTTATTAAACAGAATGATGTATACCGTGTAGACCTGAAATCCCAAAATGTAGGCTGGTGTTCATAGGTTAATATTATGTTTTATAAGCAATTTATAGCCTTTATGAACACCATGTATACCTTGAGGGCAAATTCTTTAAAACGCATCCATTCATTTCACGTTGTGCATCCCCTCGATTTCATTACCATCATTTCATTACTTGCAATGATTATTGTGATTGTTGCGTTTTTTATCATGTGATAACCAAGGGGGAAGCATGAAAAAGGAACACGTGAAACCCGTTCTTCTGAGCGCTGCTCAGGTTGCGGCATTAAAAGCCATCCAGGAGCAGGAACGCCAGAAATCCGGGTTTGGTATCGCACCATCAATCCATGATGTGGCGAGAAAAATATTTGATGTTGGGCTATCCAGAATGGAGGTAAGCCAGTGAGTTACGAAATTAAAATTGGGCAAAGAAGCATTGCTATCACTGATAACGTTTCTGAAGTGGTTGCGCCTAATGAGCAGATGGCGATTCTTTTTAAAGGGATGGCGAATATTTTTGGTGATCTGCGGGCCGTGGCAATGTTAGCTGAGGCGGAAGCCGATGCCGTAGAGGTTATCCGCAATGATCCGGATTTAAACGAAGCAGCAAAAAACCGCCGGGCCAGAGATGCGGCAAATAGAGACACACTCACGGCTTTCACTAGAAGTACGGCGATGATCAGCGAACAAGCTGAAAATATTCTCAATTATCTTAAGACCAAACTGGCCCCAGTTGCTCCGTTGGCCGAGGGTGATGTTGTCGGATTTATGCGAGATAGTGAGCTACGGAATGTATTTCGCTCGCTGGATGGAGCTGCGAAAGAAAAGCTGATGGTAGCAATGTATGCCGGGAATCAGACTGATTTATGTGACGCCCTGCTACGAGGTAACGCCATTTGCTCAGGCGTAACAGATTCTCAGCTGGAGCGACTGACTTTTGCCCGTATCGCCACAGATAACGGAGCCGTTATCAAATCTGTTTCTAACCTGGTAAAAGCCATTAACCGCAACCTGCAGCAAATCATCGCTGTTCGCACATGGTATGCAAATCTGGTATTTGGAAGCAGTGACGACCCTCGCGATGTGGCTCCTCGAGTCTCCGGGCTGGCGAATCTGTCCGAGTACATTGATGGTATGGAAAAAATTAATTCCCGACAGGGTAAAGCAGATGATGGAGATGGGAAACAGGCCGCCTGATGGCGGCTTTTTTCTGCCCGGAGGGAAACACACGATGCTGTTAAGTAAATCAGCCTACGCCAGGCATATGGGCGTTAGCCGACAAACAGTTTACGGCTGGATAGCACGTGGTGAGATTGTGCTATCAGGCGATAAAGTGGATGTTGAAGCAACACAGGCGAAGCAAAATTCTGCTGGTGCTGGTGCTGGTGCTGGTGCTGGTGATCATCACAATGCAATGACGTGGGCGCAGGCCGCCGCGTGGGTATGGGGGCATGACGGCGGGAAAGAGCTGCCGGCTGATATTAATGCTGGCCAGCGAATAGAGGCAGCAGCCGCTGAGCTGGGTTTTGATGTTCAGCACGAGTCCGATGAACAATTGCTGATTCTCTTCCGGCCGGATGAAGAAACCCACAGCTTCTATGGCAAAGACCGTGCAGCAGGCGCTTTACGGTTTCTTCGTTCTGAGCTGGCTTACGTTGCCACAATGCACCCCGATACGCTGGATGACTGGAACAAAACTGGTTTAATGTCACTCTGCCTGCTGGACGGCGAAAAACTGTAA